GGTGCAGCTTTGGCGAGGGGTGCAGCTTTGGCGAGGAGTGCAGCTTTGGCGAGTGGTGCAGCTTTGGCGAGGAGTGCAGCTACGAAAACGGCGCAGTGAAAAATGGCCGCTATGTCGCTGTGGATAGGATAGGCAGCGAAAACCGAAAAGCCTATTTTTACATAGACGATAACGGCAATATGTTTGTCCGCGCCGGGTGTTGGTTATCGGATATGGCGGCATTTAAGGAGCGGGTTAAAAAAGTACACGCCGGCACAATTCACGAGAAGACCTATCTGGCGGCTTGTGATTTGGCAGAACTGATGTTGAAAGGCGGCAATGAGGACTATTTACAGAGTGGCAAAAAAGGAGAATGATTATGGACGAAGCAAAAAACTACCCACCTTATTTGGATTACCCAAAGCCATACAAGGCGAAGACTAACGCCGACTGCATTCGGGCGATGAGCGACGAGGAACTGGCACATCTTTTAACTGACTTTTCAAATAATGGTGTGTGGATCACTGAAATTGGTAGAAAGGGTTGCTATCAGACAATCGCTGACTGGCTTCAGCAGCCAGCGGAGGAGACTGACAATGACTAAAGAGTTCATAGAGCGTGGGGCATTGCTTGCCCGATATGATGCAGAGCATGTTGGCCCACCGGGCAGAGCGAGGGAATTGATGGTAACTGCACCTGCTGCCGATGTTATAGAAGTACGGCATGAACGGTGGGAAAAGCACGGCTCTAAATGGCAATGTACTGGTTGTAAAGTGCTTATGAGTATTGACGGAACACCACAAGAAAATTTGCTTTATTATTGCCCCAACTGCGGAGCTTATATGATGGGAGAAAACAATGTCTAAAGAATATATAGAGCGAGACGATGCTAAGGCACGGCTTAGAATATGGATCACAGATTGCGTATTAGACGGGGACAATGAGGCGGCAGACTGTTTTAGGGACTGCATAGACCTCCTTGACAGTATCCCTGCCGCCGATGTTGCTCCGGCTGTGGAACTTGAAGATTTGAGGGCTAAGTATCAGGCGCTCGTCGCTGAAAAAGACAAGAACAGTGGAGACACGGCCGAAACGTATACAACCGGGTATCGCTATGGTCACAGAAACGGACAGATTGAATTGCTCCAACAGATTTTGGGCATTTGCGATGGTGTAAGCGAGCTGGAGGAAACAAATGAGTAAAGAATATATAGACCGCGAAGAAGTGATAAAAATTCTAGAACAGTACGACCTGTCGAGTGGATCGACGCTCGGTTGTCATAGCGGTGCAATAGAGTGCGCAATATCCGCGATAGAGATGTTGCCCGCCGCCGATGTTACCCAGGTGGTGCATGGACGGTGGATTTGTATAAGAAAAAGATATGGAGAATATGAGTGTTCTGCGTGTCATGGCTTGGATTCAAATTGTAGTGATTATTACGGAACTCATGCCACTACAGAACAGGAATTCTGCCCAAACTGTGGTGCAAAAATGGATAAGGAGGAAACTAATGAACTGGATTAAAGTGAGAGACAGACTACCAGAAGAAAAGGAACCGGTGATTATCCTGCTGCAAGATGGACAGATTTTTCGCGGCGAGATACGCATGAGACAATTATTGCCGGAATGGTGGTATTACTACGATGCCGGCAGCAGTGACATCGACATACTGGGGCTTGTATATCCCATAGAAAAGTTTGAAGGACTATGGTTTAAAGGTAATCCTGTTATTGCGTGGATGCCATTGCCAGAAACGCCGAAGGAGGAAAAATAATGGCAAATGTATATGAAATGGTATACCAGCAAAGCAGATGTGAGCCGCAGGTTTTAGCTCACGGCGTTTACCACGGACGAAATTATTATGTTGTCAGTTTTGGCACGCACCCGTGCGCATACGTTGATGTGTCGGACCTGTTGAGCATGACGTGGGAAGAACAACAATATATAGAAAATGCAATAGACTGCCACGGCGGGATAACATACTCAAGCGCGGAACTTGTGGTAGCGAATAATAAAGGGTGGTATATAGGATGGGATTATGCCCACTGTATGGATTACAGCGGATATATGCCGTGTGAATCGCTTGCTAAGAAGTGGACGACCCGCGAAATGGCGAGTGAGTGCAAAAGGGTGATAGACCAAATCGAAGGGCTTATAAAGGAACCGCCAAAGGAGGAAAAATGAAACGAGTAATAGCAATAACAATATTAACCCTGCTGACCCTCGCCCTGTGCGGGTGTGGAAAGGCCGAAGCTGATACTTACAGACTGCGAACGCTGGAAACGGGTGCATTGTATACGATATATGTCGATAACCTCACGGGGATACAATACCTAAAAGTATACCAAGGCGGCGTGTGCGTAATGGTAGACGCAGCGGGAAGGCCGCTAATATGGGAGGGCGCAGAGTGAAACAAAACCCTATAAGACATGAGGCGATACAGCACCTATACGCCTACTCCGCCATAAAAGGTGCGCTGTTGAGCGGTACGGACGAAGGGACCGAGCGCGAAGAAAACGCAGACAAAACCATAAATAAGAGGGCAAATTGATATGGAAATCGTATATAAAAACATAGACGACATTAAACCCTACGCAGGCAATCCGCGCCGCAACGACAAGGCTGTGGAGAAGGTAGCGGAGAGCATTCGGCAGTTTGGATTCAAACAGCCGATACTTATTGACGAGGATGACATCATCATTGCCGGACACACCCGGCAACTGGCGGCGAAGAAACTGAAAATGCAGCAGGTACCGTGCATCTACGCGGACGACCTCACGCCGGAACAGGTGAAAGCTTACCGACTTGCAGACAACAAGGTCGCAGAATTTGCCGAGTGGGATTTTGACCTGCTCAATCAGGAGCTGCTGAATATCCCAGAAATAGATATGACGGCGTTCGGATTTACGATGCCGAAGGAGGCAGCCGAGGTACAAGAGGATGACTATGAAATAAACGTCCCAGCGGAACCTCGAACTAAACCGGGCGATATATATAAACTGGGGCGGCACTTTCTGATGTGCGGCGATAGCACGTCCGCCGACTGCGTACAAGCGTTGGCGGGGGGGGTGCAGATGGATATGCTGCTCACTGATCCGCCATATAATGTGGGATACACGGGCAAGACCAAAGATGCGCTCACCATAGTCAACGACAAACAAAACGATGAACAATTCCGGGCCTTTTTGACCGACGCCTTTATGGCGGCCTACGAGGCAATGAAACCCGGCGCGGTATTTTACATCTGGCACGCAGAATCGGAAGGGCTGAACTTCCGGGCCGCTTGCAAAGCTGCTGGACTGGAAGTGCGGCAGTGCCTTATTTGGAACAAAAACAGTATGGTCATGGGACGGCAGGATTACCAGTGGAAACACGAGCCTTGCCTCTACGGATGGAAGGAGGGCGCGGGCCACCTGTGGGCCAGCGACCGAAAGCAGACAACCGTGCTCAATTTCGACCGTCCGCAGCGGGCAAAAGAACACCCGACCATGAAGCCGGTCAAACTCTTTGATTACCAGATACAAAACAACACCAAGGGCGGTGACTGCGTGCTGGATCTGTTTGGCGGCTCTGGAACTACCCTGATAGCCTGCGAACAGAACGGGCGGACGGCCTACCTTATGGAACTTGATCCCAAATACTGCGACGTGATAGTTGACAGATGGGAGGCCCTGACAAGTGGAAAAGCCGAGCGCGTTAATTGAGCATGATCGGAAAATCGCCGCTACCCGTGCACTCATCGAAAAAAGCGGCGGATTTGTAAGGCGGGACGCAATAAAGCACTTGAAAAGACTGGAAAAAGAAAAAGCGGAGTATATCCGCCTGATGACGGAGGCACGATGCAGACGTGAAAACAGGCCGAAATAGAGGGGAGGGGGGCATCAAAAAGCTAAATCAACCCTCCGCGGTACCGGGGCGGCCCATCGGAAGAAAAATTTTTCGATTTTTGAGAAGCTTTGAAAATGAGCGGCAATGGGGCGCCCGAAAACAACAAAACTACAAATAAACGGCGGCGGCAAATTGGTCACCGAAAAGATTTGCAAAATTACATCAAAAACGACGGTTTTTAATCCAAAAAGGAGGCGGGAAATTGAATCCGAAAAAAGCAACGCGGGAAAGGCGAGATGAGCGGGCAGCCGTGCGGCGACTGCTGATGTATTGGGGTAATGCAGAGCGCACGAGGACGGAAAAAGAGCGGTTGTTAATTAGCGTTGACGAGGAAATTGAGGCGCAATACGATCTTCACCCGCAGCAGATTACGGGCCTGCCGCGCGGTACTGAGCTGCCGGACAGCACTCCGGCCACGGTGATAAAAGCTTCGCGGGAATTAAAAAGACTGCGAAAGAAGAAAAAACGGCTGGAAGACGAATTGCAAAATCTCGACCATTGGGTGGGAATGATAGAATTTGAAGTGATGTGCTTGCCGCCGCTGGAATATGAGGCAATAAGACTGCGGTACGTTAAATACGGAGTGGCAAAAGGGGGATATTGGGAGCGGATAGCGCAGCAAATGCACGTCTCGATTGATTGGGCGAAGACCCTTGAGAGACAGGGGGTAGACAGGCTGATAGGCAGAATAGCAGCGTAAAGAGAATACCGTATAAGAGGGCTGATATCAGCCCTCTTATATCATTATCCCAAACTTTACCGCGAGCAGCTCCTGCCGCGCGTGGGGGATCGGTTTGACCCCGGCACACCACGAATGCACTGCGGCCTTGCTCACCTCACAGGCCTCGGCGGCCTGCTCCAACGTCAGGCCACGGGCCTTGAGCTGATCCCGCAAATACTCGCCGTCGCTGAGCACGGGAGCGCACCGGCCCTGCATATAGGCAAGCTCCCACATGCCTTGCTGGCTGAGCGGCAGCGCGTGCTCGTCCTCGGTTATATCCTCTGCGCCTTGCAGCGCGTCCCGTATGGCTCTATCGACCTCCGGGGTGAGCTTGCGGTTAACGATCATATACCGCAAGCCCTCACCCAGCCCACGGATGGGCCACATATTAGCTGTTTGCACCCGGCAGCGCGCCCCGATGATGTCGGGGAGCTGCGCCGCCATTATACCATACGCCCGGCCCAAGGCCTTAACTGTGTTGTCTGTCATGTGCTCACCTCCGTTAATCCTGCGATTATATTAGTCTTGGCCGCATCAAAGCGGCAAATTTTTGCGCGGGTTTGTAGCCTCTGTCCTTTACCGCCTGATAGAGCGCCCGGACTTCCTCGGGCCTGCCGACCGTAAATGTAACCGCCCCCCGTGGGGTGATGTCCATAAACCGCGCAGCGGGGCAAAAACCGAAGTCATAACAGACCTCATCATATGTCATCTCAATTTTTTCACCGTTTTTCACTACCTGCATTTTTATATCCTCCTTCGTTAATCCTGCATAACCCAGACGCGATAATCAGTTACGGACATAACGGTCCAGCCGCCGTCAACCTCGACCACAACCTCATCACCACGGCAATTTTCCACCGCCTCGTCATACGTGTCAAAATGTACCATTTTCATATCCTCCTTTTTGTTTTTACCAAACCGTCACGATCTCGTCATAATAGGGATTACTGTGTTCTACGTCGTAATAATCGCCGTCATATTGGCGGGCCTCCAGCAAATCAATACCAGTTAGCCCCTCGGGGTCATCGGTGATTTTGTACTCAACGGGCAAATCCAACTCCCGAGCCGCGCTGAGGGTGTGGTGCTTGTCAGTTTGTATAGCATACTCTACACCGTCGATTATGCCAACATAGGAGCAGGGGACGATGACGCTTTTAGCACCGGCGGCGGTGAGCTGCTCTATTTTCTCAGCTACTATTTCGGGGTTGATGTAGTGCTGGCTGCTAATGATTGTCATTTTTGTGTGCTCCTCTCTTGTTATGTCTATATTATATACCTGTCAGATTAAAAAGTCAACCAAAAAGATAAACAAACTAAAATAATAAGGCAAAAACTTTTATGCGCGAACCGCACCGCGCATCATAAAACCAAAACCCGTTGTGAAACGAGATAAATAAAACTCAACACTTTCCCACACTCTTTATGTGCTATAATAATACCATCAAAAGGGCTGCGAAGAGCGGCCCTTGAGCATTTTGAGGGAGATGAGCGGCAATATGGCAAGCCGAGCCCTACATTTTTGCCAGTACCCTGGATGTAATGCGCTGACCGCCGAACGATACTGCGATGAGCACCGGACGGCGGGCGAACTGCGGCAGCAGGAGCAGATACACGCCCAGGACGAGCGGCGGGGCAGCTCCCGGCAGCGCGGATATGATGCCCGATGGAGCAAATACTCCCGCTGGTATTTGTCGGCCCCGGAACATCAACTCTGCGCCCTGCGGCTGGACGATGGCTGCACTATGGTGGCGCGGTGCGTGGATCACATAGACCCGCCTGACGGGCCGGGCGACCCGCGCTTTTGGGATACCGCCAATCACCAGCCCGCCTGCATACATTGCAACAGCGTCAAAGGACACAAAAAAATCATAGGCAAATACAGAATTTGAGAAAGGAGGAGCCTATGCCGACAGGAAGAAAGCCGAGGCCGCTAAAGCTCGTCGATAACGGCAAAAACCGGCATACCAAAGACACGATGGAAAACCGGGAGAATGGCGAACCTACCGGCTGCTCCGACAAATTAAAACCACCCAAAAGCCTGTCCCCGGAGGCGAAGAAGGAATGGAAAAGGGTAGTAAAGCTCTACCGTCAGCTCGACACCCCGATAATTAACGATCTGGACATATCCGCCCTCGCTGCCTACTGCGAGAGTGTGGCGATATACCAAAAAGCCGAGGCGGAATACCAAAACGGCCCGCTTATATACCGGGCGGCGGACGGCAAGCCAACGGAAAACCCGTATATCACCATCATGCGCCGGGAGGGGCAGAATATCATAAAATACGCCGAGCAGCTGTGCCTGTCGCCGGTGGGCCGTGCTCGCATGGGTGTAGCAGCAGCGAAAAAAGCCGCAGAGAGCGACCCCATGGCCGCATATCTGAGCAAGTACGGTGGTTAACTCGAACAAGGCTCTCGAAGTTATCGAGTTTGTACAGGCCCTTAAACATACCGGCGATTTTTACGGCAAACCCTTTGTGCTTTTACCATGGCAGATAGATGTCATAAACTCCGTATACGGCACCGTGACCGCCGAGGGCGTGCGGCAGTACCGCATGGCATATTTGGAGATCGCCAAGAAAAACGGCAAGACCGAACTTATCGCCGCGCTGAGCCTGTATCACCTGGTCATGGACGCACCGGGCGGCGAGATATACTGCGGCGCCGCAGACAGGAACCAGGCATCAATAGCTTTTAACGCCGCAAAGAGCATGGTGGAGCAAAGCGAAGTATTGTCCAAGATAATCAAAATCAAAGACAGCACGAAGGAAATGCTGAATCTCCGCACACACAGCCGCTTTAAAGTGCTGTCGGCAGAGGCGGCGACCAAACACGGCCTTAACCCCTCCGTGGTTATCATGGATGAACTACACGCCCACCCCAAGCGGGACTTGTGGGACGTGCTGACATTTGGTACGGGTGCTGCACGGAATGAGCAGCTCATATGGTGCATCACCACCGCGGGCGACGACCCCGACCGCAAAAGTGTGGGATGGGAACAGCACGAAATAGCAACAAAGGTGCTGAGCGGCGAACTGACAGACCCGGCGTTTTACGCCAAGATCTATACCGTCCCTGAGGACGCGGACATATACGATGAAACAAATTGGTACTTAGCCAATCCCTCGCTGGGTGTATCCATCAAAATTGAGAATGTGCGCAGCGAGGCGATAAAGGCCCGAAACAGCCCGGCGGCAGAGAAGCTCTTCCGGTGGCTCCGGCTCAATCAATGGATATCGCTTAAACGCACCGGCTGGCTGCCCATCACCCTATGGGATGATACCGAAGGGGGCTGGCATAAATCCGATATGCTGGGGCGGCCCTGTTATGTAGGCATAGACCTGTCCAGCACCACCGACCTGACCGCCGTGGCGGCCCTTTTCCCACCGCTGCCGGAGGAAACGGAGTGGCGCTTTTTTGTGGATGCGTGGATCCCGGAGGAAAACATGCGGGAACGGGAGCACCGGGACCACGTGCCTTTTGGCAAATGGGTGCAGGCGGGGCATATGCACGCGACCCCCGGCAACTGTGTGGACTACGCCTATATTGCCAACTATCTGGACAAGCTCATGCTGGACTATGACATCAAATATATTGCAGCGGACGAGTGGCGCATAGATTCCCTGCGCCCCCTCATGCAGCAGGAGGTTGCGGCACAGAAGATAATCACCATACCTCAGACCATGAGCGGCATGTCCCCAGCAATGAAGGAAATTGAGCGACTCCTACGCGAGGGCGAAATGACCCACGAGAGGAACCCCTGCGGGCGCTGGGCGTTTGGCAATGTAGTAGTAGCCGAGGACGGCAACGAGAACATAAAACCCATGAAAAACAGGAGCATAGAGCGAATAGACCCGATGTGCGCCCTGATAGATGCGATGGCGGCGGCGGTAAAACTGGAACCCAAGCGCAGCGTATACGAGCACCGCGGCCTGAGAATAGTGTGAGGTAAACAGTGAAAAGATTTAAACTTTTTGGCAAAACATACGAAATACGGGCGGCGGACGTTAAAACACTGCCCTCCGTATCAGATGATAGCGCATGGCAAATGTACCTTGCAGGGCAGGGTTACGCCATAAGCGCAGAGGGGGCGCTGCAGGTCGCGGCGGTATTCAGGTGTGTTGACCTGATAAGCAAGACCATGGCGGCGTTGCCCCTGCACATGTACAAAAATACCGGGGAGGGCAAACAAAAGGCACGGGATCATCCCCTGTATAAGCTGCTGTATGTGCTGCCCAACCGCACCACCACGGCGTATGAGCTTATGCAGATGCTTGTGGCAAACATGCTGCTCACTCGCGGCGGGTATCTCCGCATAGTGCGGGACAGATACGGCTTTGTGCGACACCTCAAAAATCTGCCCACATCCTGCTGCTCGGAAGTGTACACCAACCGGGAAAACGGGGAACAGTATATATACGTCACCTATGACGGCATAACAGAAACGCTCCGGGAGGGCGATTTTGTCTTTATTCCCGGTTTTAGATTTGGCGACCGCACGCCGGAAGACCCAATGACCATAGCCGCAAGCGTGCTGGGACTGAATAACAGCATGACACAATACGCGCAAAGGGGCTTTTCCGGTACTTCCCCCGGCGGCTATATAACCTATCCGGGGCAACTCTCCGATACGGCATACGAGCGCTTCAAAAAGGACTTCCAGAGCAACTACGGCGGCGCAGAAAACGCCGGGAAATGGATGTTTCTGGAAAACGGCTCCACGGCGCAGCCGTGGGACAGAGACATGTCAAAGACACAGCTCCTTGATAGCCGCAAATGGGCTGTAACCGAGATATGTCGTATTTTCGGCGTACCCCCGCACATGTGCATGGATCTGGAAAAAGCCACTTTTTCAAATATTGAGCAGCAGAGCGCCGAGTTTGTACGTGACTGCATAAATCCCCTATCCGTGCGTATAGAGCAGGCCCTTTACCGTGACCTGTTGAGCGAGGCGGAGCAGGCGAAGTATTATTTTAAGTTTAATACAAACAGTCTGCTACGCGGCGATACCGCCACCCGAACGAGCTATTACAACACAATGCGGCAGAATGGTGTGATGAACGCGGACGATATCCGCGAGCTGGAGGATATGAACCCCATACCCGATGGGCTGGGAAAGATATACTTTATCAACGGCAACATGCTGCCGCTGGAAAACGCAAAACTCAACGCGCCTAAAAGCGCGCAAGCGAAAGGAGCGCCCCTGAAAAATGAATAAATTTTGGGAGTTTAAAGCTCTCGGCAATGCCGGCGAGCTTTTTTTGTACGGAGAGATCAGCGATACGTCATGGTGGGGCGACGAAATAACCCCTGCGCAATTTCAAAAAGAATTGGCGGCGCTGGGGGATATATCCACCCTTGATGTGTATATCAACAGCCCTGGCGGGGATATTTTTGCGGGATTTAGCTTGTATAACATACTGAATCGCCACCCGGCAACAAAAACCGTACATATAGACGGTCTCGCCGCATCTGCCGCCTCAGTTGTTGCCATGGCGGGCGATACCATCAAAATGCCCGAAAACGCCACGTTGATGATACATAATGCATGGACATACGCCGGCGGCGGGGCGGAGGACTTACGCAGGACCGCCGACGAGCTCGACCGTATCAACGACCAGATAGCGGACATATACGCCGCCCGCACCGGCAAGGAGAAGGACGAGATATCCGCCCTTATGACAGCAGAAACGTGGATGAGCGGCACCGAGGCGCTCGACATGGGATTTGTGGATGAACTGATCGAGAATAAAAAGATCGCGGCTTGTGTAAACAGCGAAAAGTGGTTTGCGCTGTACAAGCACGCGCCGAAGGAACCGCCGGAAAACAGGGAGCCTGACAACGGGGGAGCAATCCAGCCCGCAGCAGATATAAACACCGCACTGCAGGAGCAGCGCAAGAGATTCAGAGCGACTAAACTAAAAATTTTGGAGGTATAAGTAACCGATGAAGAAACTCTACGAAATGATGCAGGATCGCGCAAATACCGCAACCCAGATGCGCGAAATAATGAACAAATTTGAAGACGGCGTGATGGACGCGGAATCCACCGAGACCTATAACCGGCTCGAAAAGGAGTTTGACGCGCTCAACGCCAACATAATCCGCGAGCAGAAGCAGCTCGAACGAGAACGCGCCGCCGGTGAAGTGATCGACAAGCTGGGCGACAAAAAGGACGAGCACATTAAAGTATTTGCCCGTGCACTGCAGGGCGATCCCGAGTCCATAACCAGATACAAAAACACCACCATGACCCTTGGCACAAACGCTACCGCCGGTTATCTGACCGCGCCCGTGGAGTTTGTCAACCAGCTCATAGCCGGGCTCAAAAATGACATGTTTATGCGCCAGATATGCAACGTTGTGGGCCCCATAGGTCAGGCACAGAGCCTTGGGTATCCCAGCCTGACTACCGATGCGTCTGATGTGGCATGGACAACCGAGGTGGCGGCAGCCCCCGAAGAGGCGACCATCGCCTTCGGCCGCCGCGAATTTAAGCCCCAGCGCCTTGCCAAGCTGATTAAGATATCCAAGACCCTCATGCGCCACGCACCCAGCCCTGATCAGACCGTGCTTGACCGCATATTGTACAAGATCGAGGCGGCGCAGGAAAACGCCTTTATGAGCGGAACGGGCACTAATCAGCCTTTGGGCATCTTTACCGCCTCTGACAGCGGCATAGCCACCGGGCGCGACGTTACCGCCGCTTCCGCCACCGCCGTGGCCACCGACGACCTGATAGAGTGCAAATACGGCGTGAAGGGCCAGTATATGCGCGGGGCCTCCTGGGTAATGCACCGCGACCTCTGCAAGATGATCGCAAAGCTCAAGGACAGCGACGGCCAGTATATATGGCAGCCCTCCGTGCAGGCAGGACAGCCTGATATGCTGCTGGGCGCTCCCGTATATATGTCCGAGTACGCGCCTAACGCCGTAGCCACGGACAAGTACGTGGCAGTATACGGCGACTTTAAAACCGGCTATTGGGTATGCGACAGCGACGGCCTCTACATACAGGTGCTTAACGAGCTGTACGCCGTCAACAACGAGATAGGCTACGTTGTCGAGTACTATGGCGACGGCGCACCCGTAGTAGGCGAGGCGTTCAGCCGCCTGAAGATGAAGGCGAGCTGATGAAAATCAAAATGTTGACCTTAGCAGCCGGGCCGGAGGGAGTAACCCCGCCCGGCTCCATCATTGACATAGACGAGGCAACGGCGCGGCAGCTCATCAGGGGCTGTTACGCCATAGCCATGGAGGCTGACAATGGTAATAACAAGACAACCCCCAGCAGTGGAACCGCTAAGCCTCGAAGAGGTAAAACTGCATCTGCGGAATAACCCCGGCGATACCAGCGAGGACAAGGATATAATAGCTCCTCTCATAAGCGCGGCCCGCGAATATTGCGAGAACTATTGCGGGAAGTCATTTGCGGAGCAGTCCATAACCGCTTACCCGGAGGTGAGCGGCACTGTGACACTCCCGCGTGGCCCCGTGATAAGCGTGGACAGCGTTACAGTGGACGGCGAGGCGGTGGAGTATACCGCAGACGTGCGCCGCGGCACCGTGACGGTAAACAAGCCCGGCGCAGTCATAACCTACACCGCAGGATACGAGGAGACACCCTACCTTGTGCGACAGGCCATGCTCCTGCTCATAGGCCATTGGTACACCAACCGGGAGGCTGTGATACAGGGTTCTACGACCGAGATAGACATAGCGGTTCGCGCGATGCTGAATCAATATAAAGGCTGGTGGTTTTGATGGCAATTAAAGCTGGAGCAGGTGAAATGCGAACGAAAATCACCATAAAAGCGCCGGAATACAGCATCAAAGCCGGATTCAGCGCGGAAAGCTTTAAAAATGTTTTCCCCGGCCCCGTGTGGTGCAAGTGGGTGAATGCCCACGGTACGGAGGTATATCAGGCGGAAGAACTGCACTTGCGGCAGCCCGTGACCATAACCATGCGCTACTCGCCCCTTGTGACCGTCGAGTGCCGCATATGGCATGAGCGGGATGCCGAGCCTTACGAGATCATCAGCATAGACAACATAGGCGACCGCCGGGAATTTTTGGAGATTAAGGCTCAGAGGGTGGTGACGGCATGACCATAGCGGAGATACTCAAGGATGGATACACCGTATGCCACCCGCCCTACATGGGCGACCAGCGCAGCTATATCACGTATCAGTGCATGGGCCAGATCGGGACGCTATACGCAGAGGGCGCAGAAAAGGAAACGGGCGTGATGTACTCTGTGGATTACTACACCGACACTCCCCCGTTCGAGCTGGCTATAAAGGATATCAAGGGCAGGCTCGCTGCGGCAGGCTGGAGTTGCACTGTGGACGCGGAAATATACGAAGTGGACACGGGACTGTACCACATTGCCATGACCGCGGTGGGCGTAGGAGAGATATATGGCTAACGTTGAGTTTTCCGGATTTGATGAGGTGGAGGCGGCCCTAAAAGGCGTAAGGGACGGCATAGACGAACTAAACGACGAACTGATGAACGATGGCGCAGACTATGCAAAACAGGAAATCGAACGGGCCATATATCAGTATGGCGAATATCGTACCGGCTCTCTGCTACGCTCTATCAAAAAATCAAAAGGCAAGGATAAGGACGGCTCCCGCTATGTTATGGTGAAGCCCACAGGGAAAAACGACAGCGGCGCGTCCAATGGGCAAGTGGCATTCAGCCGCAACTATGGGCGCTCTAACGACCCCGGTTCCCGTTTCTGGACAATAGCCGAGGAACGCGCAGTAAAGAAATTTGAGGAAATTTTGAACCAAAAGGTAAACCTATTTTTTAAGCAGAAAGGATTGGATTAAATGCCTACTTTTGATCTCAGAGGAATAAAAATCGGCAAATATATAAACACCGAGGGCACTATCACTTATGAAACGCCCATAAGTATGGGCGATGCCATGAGCGTGGAGCTGAACCTGACCGCTGCCGAGGGCAGACTGTACGCCGAGAGCCGCCTTGCCGAGTACAAGAAACTCATAACCGGCGGCACTGCCAGCGTTGGAGTGAAATACATCACCGACGCGGCACAGAAACTGCTTTTTGGCATGAGCGAAAATACGCGCAACGTAGGAACAAACACCTCACAAAAGAGCCTTAAAGCCACTGCGAAGGACATTGCGAAGTATGTCGGCATGGGCTTTTACGCCCCGGACGCTATTGACGGCACGGACAAATATACCGCCGTCTTTGTGTACAAGGTGCTTTTTGGCGCACCCGGCTATGTATACGCCACAAAAGGCGACAGCATCACCTTCCAGACTCCCACGACCACGGGCGAGTTTTTAGCAGATGACAGCGAGGACAAGAGTATCATGGAGATTGCAACACTGGCAAGCGAAAGCGATGCGGTAGCGTGGATAAACAAGTGCTTCGGCGCGTCATAAAAGGAGAACGGCATGGATATAAGACTGAAAACCGCAAAATACACCTTTGACGGACAGGAAATGACCCTCTGCTGCAACATGAATGTGCTGGCGGACGTGCAGGAAATGTTTGACGGCAATATATCAAAAGCGCTCAGGAGCGCTACGACAAAGACAATCGTGTGCTTTTTGACTGCCATGATAAACGACTATCTTGACAGCGAGGGCTCCGACAAGTCTTATACCGTGAAGCAAGTGGGGCGGCTCATACCGCCCTCACAGCTTTCGGGCGTAACGTCGCTCGTGATGGACCTGACTACAGCGGCGCTTCGCGGCGATGAGGAAGCGGAACCAAAAAACGCGAAAACCACGCGGAAGACGAACCCATAAATTTCGCGTGGTATCTTACGGTATGGGTGATACGATTCGGACTGAGTGAAAGGGAATTCTGGAAAACGGCCACGCCGTACAGGATAGCAAGAATAATCAAAGAATATGCAAAAATACAGGGCATAACGCAGGAGAAAACTAAAAGCCTATCCGCATTTTTGGGAGGTACGTAAATGCCGAGCATAAGAACGAAATTTATAGCCGAAGGGGAAAAGGAATATAAAGAAGCGCTGAAAAGCATAGATAACGGCATGAAAGTGCTGCAATCGGAATCAAAAAAGCTGGCGGCGCAGTTTGAGGATAATGCCGATTCCGCCGAGGCGTTGAACGCAAAAAACAAAAACCTCGACGAAAGCGTGTTGAACCTGAAAGACAAACTGGAATTGCAGGAAGAGTGGCTAAAGAAGGTGGGCGCGGCCTATGGCGAGGCCGACGAACGCACGATGCGCATGAAAAAGGCCGTGAACGACACCGAAACGGCGCTCATAAAAGCCGAAAAAGAGCTGAAAAACAACACGGAAGCCTTGAAAGAGTACGGCGATGGGGCTGATAATGCGGGGGACAACAGCAAGGGGCTGGGCGATGCGCTCGACGAACTGGGCAGCAAATTTGGAATAAGCCTGCCGGACAACATCAAGGGAACCCTCGACGGGATGGTGAAGATAGACGGTCAATCCATGGCGCTGATAGGCACGTTTGCGGCGGTAGCCGCCGCGATAGTGGTGGTAGAAAAAGCGCTTATCGACTTGACGGTGCAGCAGGCAGAATGGGCCAAAGAAATCGAGAGCGGTTCGTCTCAGCTTGGCATGTCCACCGAATCATATCAGCAGCTCGATTATGTCATGCAGTCCGTGGGTTACTCGATGGATCAGGCTAAGGGAGACCTTTCCGCCCTTGCCGAGAAAGCACAGGACGCCGCCAGCGGCTCCGGCGAAGCGGCGGAAATGTTCGACCGCCTCGGCGTATCGGTGACAAACACCGACGGCACGATGAAATCACAGGCACAGCTTTTTACGGAGGTATACAGCGCTCTGGCACAGATGTCCGACGTAACCGATAGAAATGCAATAGCCTCAAAACTGCTGGGAACGACCGGCGAAGAAGCCGTTATCCCCATGCTTGAAAAATACGGCAGGGCAATAGAACAGGTAGCCTCGGCAGCGCCCATCGTGAAGGACGAGGACATACAAAAGCTGGCCTCTCTCAGCGATTCGCTCGGAATGTTCGAGGCAAAAATGGAAGCCGCGAAAAGCAAAGTTGCGGCTGCTTTTGCACCGGCCCTCGAACAGGTAATACAGATCGTGGGCGACCTTGCGATGCAATTTGCGGAGTTTGCGGCGGATACGGGGCTGGTTGATCTTTTCGGCACAATCATCGAACTGGCGGGCAACCTGTTACAGGCGTTAGAGCCGGTGCTGGATATACTCAACCTGCTAAAGCCGGTATTCCAGGCGATTGGCGGCGTACTGGCCCTGTTCGCGGACGCGGTGAAGGTGGTCGTAAACGCTGTGGGAGCGCTTACAGACACGCTGGATTATCTTTTCTCCTTCGGGCAGAAGAGATTTGACACCTCGAATATACAGAGCATAGCCAACGTCTTTAACGGCACAGACAGCAGCTTTGGGCGTTGGATGGGCAGCGTGGCGCATAACGCCGCTGGCACCGACAACTGGCGCGGCGGCCTGACTTGGGTGGGCGAAAACGGGCCGGAACTGATAGACTTACCGAAGGGGAGCAGCGTGTTGAATAATCAGGAGAGCCGCGGCGTGGGCGGCGACACTTTTAATATCAGCGTCAATATGTCGCAGATAAGCGATATACAAAAGCTGATAGACATGGCGAACAACTACCGACGCAGCGTGCGGATGGGGTACGGAGGGTAACATATGGCGACATTAGCAGACTTGCCGCTCGGGGCAACAATACTCATCCCGGTAGGGACCGAAGAAAACAGGCTATGCGAAGTGGCTGACAAAAATAACCTCGTATCCGGAGGCGCGGTGCTGGTATATAAAAAAATATACGAAAATTCGCCGTTTGGAGATTCGGGAAGCTACCCGGAAGGGACGCTGGACAACCTGATAAAAACCACGATTTTCAACAGCTTCCCGCAAACGCTGCGCGAGAAAATGATAAGCGTCACCTTCGCCCTTGAAGGCAGCGGCAGCATAACCCGCAAGGTATTTGCTCTGACCTATACCATGGTGGGCTTCGGAGCGAATAACGGTACGACCGAGGGCAAGGCCCTCCAACGCTACAACAGCAACGCCAACCGCGAAAAGACTTTTAACGGTTCGGCTAATCGCTGGTGGCTGTCGTCGCGCCGCAATGCCACCGGCTCGCACTGCGTCTACCTCAATGGCTCCGCCAGCTTCGGCCCCTCGTCCGACTCTTACGGCGTTGTCATCGCTTTTGCAATCCCACAATCGACACAATTAGAAGATGACAAAAACCCCGACGGCAGCTACTGCATAAGGGGCTTAAGGCAGAACGACAAAATAACCGTAACGACAGTAAAACCGAAAAACACATACGCCGGAAGCTGGGATACGATAAATTTTGAGTGGACATACGCAAGCCGTGAGGGGTTAGCACAGAAAAAATACGAACTGCAATATAAGGACACATCTCACACTGACTGGGCTGCGTTGGCCTCCGCAGAATCGGCAAACACTAATGCAAATATACCTCCAAACACTTTTGCTGCAGGCATCGTAAAATGGCGCGTGCGCTGCACGAACGCATACGATCAAGTTAGCGCATGGAGCGAAGAAGCGTCATTTACGGCCCAGGGCAAACCACTGACTCCAACGGTATATGCTACCTCAAGCCCGAGGCCGGAAATAACATGGACCGGCGAGGGGCAGCTTGCCTATCAAATAAAGATCGACAATGCAGTATTGCACACTGCTTACAGCACTGACGGGCGGTATAAGGTTAAAGAATATCTGGCTGATGGCGCGCACATAGCCGCGGTGCGGATACAGAACGAATACGGTCTTTGGAGCGATTGGGGAACGGCTGAATTTACCGTTGCCAACACCCCCGGCGCGCCAATAACACTTTTTGCCGCGGGCGGCGAAAAAGCGACCCTTGCGTGGACGGAAACGGATCACAAAACTTACTATATCTACCGCGATGACATACCAATAGCAAAAACCACGGCACACACATACTCCGACCAAATGGCCATAGGGACGCACAAATATAAAGTGCGCGGCGTTGCTGGAGACAGTTACTCCATGTCCAATGAGGTCACGGTCACGCTTTCGGTAGACGCGCCGGAGATAGCGGCGCTGGGCGAAATGCAATGGTTGCGGCTGGAATATTCCACCGCGCAGAATAGCCCGCTGGGCGTGTCGACGTATCAGGATGTAGCGTATCAGTTTTACGCCGGGCGGCGGTATCCCGTGGCTGAGACCTCGCAGCAAATAACCAAAATATACAGTTTTAACGCTGCCTTTAACGATGCGGCGCAGGCAGCGGCTTTTGAGGGGCTGCTGGGCAAGACCGTGATATACAGAGATCAGCACGGCTGCCTGTGCACCGGCCCGCTGATGGGCTTCGAATTGAGCGCAGACCAGTTTTTCAGGGCGTTTTCGTGCAGCGTACAGCAGACGGACAACAATGAGAGGATTGAGCATGATTGATACGATGAGCGTAGTAACCAGCCGCTTTGAGGTGATACGCAACGGGGCTGTTACAGAGCACAATCTGACGGCGGTGGGAGATGACTATCCCACCGTCACCATGGCTGCCGACGGCGAAATAAAGACCTCCATGTACGGCGTGTTCGAGCATAACGACAATGTGGATTATCTAAACGATGAAATAAGGCCGTATTACATCAAGGACGGCATAGAGTATCCTCTCGGCATATACATGGTGGGCACGCTGACCACCAAACACACTAAATACGGCAAGGACGAGGACACCATAGAGGCATACGACCGCGCGCTGAGGCTCAAACAGACCAAAACCGAGACCCGGTATTATATTGCGGCGGGGACGCCATATATGACTGCGATACAGAGCCTTATCCGGGACGCCGGAATACCGCGCATACGGATGGACGATTGCGAGGACACTCTTGCCACAGACCGTGAGGATTGGGAAATAGGAACGGAATATCTCACCATCATCAATGCACTGCTGTCCGAGATAAACTTTTCGGATGTTTGGTTTGATTTTGATGGGGTGGCCCGCCTTGAAAGGTACGAGGCCCCGTCCAGCTCCAACATAGACCGGGAGTATCGGGACGACGAATATAGTATTATCGCCCCGGAATACACAGAGGAAATGGACATATATGAGGCCCCCAACGTTTTCATCGTCAACGTATCTAACCCTGACTATGACAACCCCATGACCGCAACGGGCATAAATGACAGCATGATCTCCGCTTTGTCCACGGTACGCAGGGGGCGGCGCATATTGGCGACGCCGGTTGAACTGGATAATATAGCAAGCCAGACGGCGCTGCAAAAATACGCGGATAATCTTGCTGTGAAATCCATGTTTGCAACGCAAAAAATCAAATTTTACACGGCCATAAACCCTGCCCACGGCGTGGGGGACGTTATCGCGTTGTATAACGGGGAGCTGGTAGGCGTGTACGAAGAAACCGACTGGAAAATAGAAATACGCCCTGGCGCCCTCATGGAGCATCAGGCAAAAAAGGTGGTGTTCGTGTGATATATCAGGAGCAGGAAGCACTGTTTTTACAAAAGCGCAGGCCATCAGCGGCGAAATTTGCCTCTGTGGTGGCGGTGTCCGGCGGCAAAGCCACGCTCAAATTTGACGGAGAAACTACCGCTACACAGAAACACTATAAATATAACGCCGCGCTCTCGTTGAAAGCGGGCGACCGGGTAAAAGTGAATAAAATATCCGGCACTTATGTCATAGAATACAAACTGTAGGAGGGCGACTATTTGGGCGGTGCAGACCGTGACCTATCCCGCGTGGGGCGACATCGAGGACGGCACGGTGATTGAGGTAGACACCATAGTGACCTACAACGGCAAAACGTGGCAATGCACCGAGCAGCACATCAAGTCCACCGTCTACAAGCCCAAGGCGGGAAGCTCCAAATGGAGCGAATACACGGAATAAGGAGCCGCACGGCTCTTTTTTCATAATTAAAAAACAAAAATAAAGAAAGGAAAAGAATTATGGACTACACACTCAAAGCTTGTAAAATCGTGAGAGATTATGTAAACGAGCACCTCGACAAGACGGACGGCATAGAGATCGATATGACTGATACCTATATTGTTTGGCACTGCAAGACCCTCCAGAACTGGAAGGCACTGGTATCCACCACACTCCACGATGGTATGTATTATGAGGTCACTTACAACGGCGACAAAAACGAAGTGTACCTCGATGCATATAAGAAGTTCGAGAACCGCTGCATAAAACTCTAAAAAGAAAGGAAAACATTATGAAAAAACTCACTTGTATCCTCGCGGTTATGCTCATGCTGTGCCTTTGCACCATAGCTTACGCCGCAGACCCCGTAACTCTGGATATAACCGCGCTGGACTACCAGACCGGCAAGGCGGTATCCAAAACCTACGTCAATAATGAGCTATTTTTGCTCAAGGTTGACCTGGGCATACCCCGTTTTTACGACCTGACCGACATGGAGCTTATAATCGAGCTGGACGGCGTAAAGCTGGACACAAACGACCTGAGATTGGAGGCTGGCACATATTACCTGAGCGGCATAGTTACCGACCAGCCCGCCGCCCTCCGTATAACCGTCAAGGACAAGGCCTACGACAACGCCACCACCGCCGAAGAACTCTACAACGCCATGCAGAAAAACAGGACTGTAAGCAAAACCTACTATTTTAACGCCGCACAGCCCGCCGAACAGCCCATTGCAAAAAATCCCGTGGTGATACCCAAGACCGGCGGCGCCTCCGTCCTCGCGTATGCGGTATCCATAGCCCTGATAGGGTTCGGCCTTGCGGTAGCAGGTAAGCGCAGATGAGCAGAGTAACAGGCTTCATAGAATACCTCGAAAGTCATGTCGGGGATATGTACGTCTGGGGTGCGCAGGGGCAGCAGGTTGACAGCATGAGCGACCCCTACGCATGGATAGAACGGCGCGAAACCAGCGACGTCAATTATAAACGCGCCACATATTTCATGGAGAAGGCCGAAAAACGGCCTCTCTATGCGTTCGACTGTTCCGGCCTCATCGTACACTACATCAGCGACATAAAGCACTGGATGAAGGGCGACACCAACGCCCAGGGGCTTTACCGTATGTGCGGCGAAAACAGGGGCTACGCCGGGAAAACCCCCATGTGTGCGGGCGACCTCGTATTCAAGTACAGCGAAAGCAGCAAGAAAATGGTTCACGTCGGCGTATACGTCGGCGACGGCTACACCATAGAGGCGAAAGGCCGCGACGATGGCGTATGTAAGCGCAAGCTGTCCGATGGCAACTGGACGCATTGGGGGCGGCTTGCCCTACTCCAGCAGGAGGAAGAAAAGGATGAGGTAAAGGTACGGAAAACCATAACCCTGACTACCCCCATGATGCGGGGCGATGACATCAAGGCCTTGCAAACCGCCCTTAACGCCCTGGGCTACAACGCCGGCGACCCTGACGGCATAGCCGGTAAAAACACCGTTGCGGCCATACGGGCGTTTTGCCAGGCACACAGCATGGCGCCGACAGAGCTGCCGGGCATATTACAGGCTACTGTATCCGTGGACGGCAAAATCTATGTAGGCACATTAAAAAAATAAGGAGGAGCACCCATGACCAAAGAATGGATATGGGCAATAGTCACAGGCTTGAGCGGCATTTTGCTGGGCTGGCTGGCTCACATAAAGACCGCACGGAAGGACGCGGTTGATGCGGCTACACACGACACCGCCATTGACACCGCGCTTAAATCGGACGTGGACTACATCAAACGCGGCGTGGACGATATCAAACTCGATATGCGGGCGCAGGCTACAAAAATCGAGGACATAGACCTCCGCGTGGCCCGTGTGGAGGAAAGCGCGAAAAGCGCCCACCACCGGCTGGACAGGCTTGAAGCACACAACAACTAAAGGAGGAAAAGAAAATGAAACTCTCAAACAAGGCATACGACATTCTCAAGGCAATCGCCCTGATCTGGCTCCCCGCCATAGGCACTCTCTATTTCGCCCTCGCGGGTATCTGGAACCTCCCTTATCCTGAGGAGTTCGTCGGCACCCTCACCGCCGTTGACACGTTCCTGGGCGCGGTGCTGGGCATATCCTCGGCAAACTACAACAAACAGTAGCCCCCGGACGGGATTCCCTTTCAATCGCCCCCGGCAAACGTCGGGGGCAAATCTTGTATAAAGGAGGTGTAGGCTTTTGGAGAAGCGGCCTCTTATTATATGGACAAGACCCTGCTCAATTCCCGCCCCCGGTCAGAGTGGGAAGCACTCATACACGAATGGATACATAACGAAAAAGACCGCTGGCTGATAACCCGCCGCCTTTTAGACGGGGTGCCATACGACGCTTTGACGGGCGAGTACCAGCTTAAATTTGAAATACCCCTTGAATATGACCAGATACGCAGGCGGTGCAAGGCTGCCGAAAAACAACTGAAAACGCACTGTAAATAGCCGATAAATAGCCGATGGGAGCAATCCTGTCGGCTCTTTTTTTATGCCAAAATTCAGGTAGAAGGGAGCGTGAAACAGTGTATCCATACCAACCTTATTTTAACCAACAAACCCAATATCAGCGAACCGAAGTAGTCAAAGTGAACGGCGAGGGCGGCGCAAAGGCGTATCAAATGCCCCCTAATAGCTCCGCTCTTCTATTAGACGAAACGGCCCCCATAGTGTGGCTTAAAACAACGGACGGGGCGGGGTTCCCCTCTCTCTCGCCTTACAGCATAACCCCGTATAAACCCGCTCCGCCTGTCGATGTGAACGGCCTTGAACAGAGAATAGCCAGATTGGAGGAAATGATAAATGCCAAACCCGATACTACAAATGCTAAGCGGAGGAAGTCCGAGGAAGCTCAACCCACAAATGATAGCGCAGGCTAAACAGATGATGTCCGTTCCCGGACAAATGCAGAAGATAAAGCAGATGATAGGCAACGGCGACCCTAAACAGATGTTTTATGCGGCCTGCAAGCAATACGGGATAGACCCCGAGGATATTCTTTCTGAATTAAGATAGACCATTACCCGAAGCGCGCACGGGATTGGAATATAAATCGAAAGGAACTTTAGAACTATGGATAATATGCCCTCTCTCGCGGATATAGCCGCGGTAACTGATGGCAAGACTGACGGCTTCAACGGAGGCTTCTGGATATTTGCCTTAATCCTGATCTTTGCTATGATGGGCGGCGGCTTTGGCGGCTGGAACCGCCAGGGCGAATTTGGACAGTATGCCACCGCTGCGTCTCAGCAGGAAATTCTCTTCGGTCAGCACTTCGGCCAGATCAATGACCGCTTGACTAACATCGGCAACGGTATATGTGATTCCACCTTCGCGCTGAACAACGCTATCACCACCGAAGGCCGGAACCTGTCCAGCCAGCTCGCAAACTGCTGCTGTGAACAGAGGCTCGGTATAGCCAACCTCTCAGCGCAGATGAACCAGAACACCTGCGACATAACCACCGCTATCCACGCCGAGGCCGAGGCCACCCGCTCCCTGATACAGGCGAACGAAATGCAGGCTCTCAGGGACAAAGTGTCCAGCCTTGAGATGGATAACCGCATGTACGGAGTAGTCCGCTATCCCAACGGTTACACCTACAACGCGGGGAACTCCCCCTTCTGTGGTAATAATTGCGGCTGCTGCTGCTAATTCCGGCTATGCCGTGATATATCGGGGCGGCGTATGCTGCCCCTTGATTTTTGAAAGGAGCATAAAAAATGGCTTGTAAAAATGTATGCAAACTCTGCCCCAACCTTATAATCTCCCAGGCCGTTACCTTCACAGCGGGAACCGGGCTGATAATCAACCTCCCGGCAGGCAACTATAACGACAATCAGAAATACTGCATCGTGGTAGCTCAGTCTGTCCCGGCGGCTACCACTATAACCGCGCCCGTGTTCGTCACCATAGGCGCCGGCACGGAACAGTACCCGCTGATAGATAGCTGCTGCGCCCAGGTCACAGCCTGCGCCATACGCACCCGCACCAGGTATGCTACCATCGTTAAGACCAACGCCACGGGCGGCAGTTTTAAAATGCTTAGCAAAACCGCTTGCACTCAGGGGCTTGCCAGCATTGACGGAGGCGCAGAGTAATGAGCTTTAAGGAGATCATACGCCTGATATCCGAAAGGCACACCGATATGACAGAGGTGACCGATGCGCTCTCTGATATGATGCACACAGTAAAGGACCGTCTGCCGGAGGTGTACAAAGAAACAATGTATTGCCTCGAAGAGATAGCATATCGGATAACTCCCGAAGAGGCGCGGCAGATAGTCAAGGGTATGCGCCCATACGGCCAAAAATGGGACTATGATACCATCAAGGCGTTTCTGACGACGAAAGGCATAACGGCGGTATGCAAATACTATCTGTGCATGAATATGTACTACAACGACAGCCACGATACCGCCGAAATGGTAGGCAGGGGAGAAGACCCGGAGTTTTATTTCAGCCTTGCAAAAGATTTCATTAACGATATAGACGGTAAGGATTTCAAGGTTGAAAAATATTTTACTGCGTAACTGGCAACCTTCCGGCAACTTTCTGGCAACCTTTTATTTCAAACCCTAAAACGAGCGCAAACGGAAAATATAGATAAACAGCCGCTTTTTACGGACGAGAAACTGCAAGGAATTGAATAAAAAACGGGTAGCCGCCGGATACCAAAGAAAAACACCATGCAGCGCATGGTGCTTTTCTTTGGTCTTTGATGAGTAGGTATTTTCCGGGTCAGGTCAAACAGCCAAGGGCTGGTGATGGGATCGACTGTGAGCGCGTCCGGTGGACGATGAAGCGAACAGGAGATCCAGTAAGGCAGGGAGTTCGAGGAGCGTCTGCGACGCTGAACGACCTTGCCGCACTGTGGGAGCCTCGGGCGGGAAAATAGGTAGCCGCCGGATACCAAACATCAAAAACGCCTGTGTTGCACGGGCGTTTTTCTTAGGTATT